AACTGCACCTTTCATTTTATTAATTGCAGCGTTTGTTCCTTCTAATTGTTTCTTTTGAAAGTCTGTTAAGTTTGAGTAATGTTCTGCTAATTGATTTTGTCCTTTTAAACTTTGCATTATCTTGGTGTTACCATGCAAGTTTCCTTGGACTTTTTTCATTTCCTCATCTCGTAAACTTAGTAATGCAGCTTTTTGATTTACATCATCTCGTCCTAAAGAAGCTATTTGTCTGTTCAAGTCTTGAACTTTCATCAAAGACTTTTCTTGTTCTCCTGAGAATGTGTTATTATCTTGTGCTAATTTTAGTGCTGCTTGTTGTTGTCCTTTTAGTTGACTATATGCCCCACCTATTGAGTTTATACTTCCTTCTTCAGATGCTGCAGCTTCGAGTCTTTTCTGATTTATATCTTTTAATTCTTTGGCTAACTTGACTATTTTTTGTCTTTCCGCAACAATAGCTTTAGTTCTAGCTAAATTATCATCGAATTTTCTTATCTGTTCATCCGATAAGGCATTCAATTCAGCTTGAGCTTTTTTCAGCTCTTGTAAAACTTTCAATCTATCACGTTCGTTAGCCATTTATAATCCTTACTTTGAATATTTTTTGATTAGTGCATCAAGTTCTGATTTTTCTTTTCTAATCTTCTCCATTTTATCTGTCAGTTCTTTTGGAGTACCAGCTTTTTTGGCACGTTGAATAAACTTTTCTTCTGTGTTTTTATTCAATCCATCAAAGAATGCATTGGAGAATTTTCTTGCAGTAGAAAATAAACCTTCATTTGTAGTTTTTTTAGACATGGGTTTCTCCTTTGTATAATTGTACACATATAAATATAGTACAAAAAAAAAGTGAGGAATTTTACTTCCTCACTCTCACGTTGGGGCCTCTACCACCTGATTTCTTACTTGCCTTATCGTACTCCTCTTTCTCCTTCTTCTTAGCCTCAACTAACTTTTTGAAATAGAAACGTCTCCAATGGATTGGCATGGTATAAACATCTTTCCAAGTAAATCCATTACCATAGTTAACCATTTCCCAAATTTGGGTATGCATTTGGACGCTATAATCACTCGGAAGGGTAAAAAAACCCAACCCCAAAGGGAATATCGAGTGCCTCCGATTCACCCGTGAGTTCTGACGTAAAGTCAAACCTCATGTCCATATCTGGACTCATTTCTCTTACGTGATTTCTAAGAGCTCTACTATCTCTTGCTAACAATCCGTTAACAACAAACTTGTTAATGTAACCCCTATCAGAGTTTCCATCAACTTCTACAATCATATACTTTAATCTTGTAGTCACATCATTAGTTACATCACTACCTTTTTGTAGTCTTTGTAATGCCGCAACTTCAGCGGTGATGTCTTGTTCATCTTTGTGAGTTAGAATTTTAAATACTACCTTCTTTTTTGAAAGTGGTAACTCAAATTCGTATTTGTTTTCTCTATTAAGTAAAGATTCATCAATCTCTTTAGTTTGAATTTTAGCTAAATCAATACTTGTTCTTTGATTTTCACCAGTAAATGGGTCTGTGATATCAACTTGGTAATCTGAACCATATCCTAATATTCTTGTTGCAAGTAGAATTGCATTCTTATCACCTACAACTATATCAGAAAGATTAACATCTTTCGAAACTAAAACTGATTCAAACAGTTTGTCGAGTACCACCCCCTTTCTTATCAAATTTTGTGATGCAAGAATATCTTCCTCTTTTGCGGTCATATACTTGATTTCAACACTACCCTTTGATAACGGGTTTGATTCAGGATAAACTAATCCTTTTGAGGGAAGTTCGATGACTTCCGTTGGAAATTCGTAATCTGCCATTTTTTTAATGTTTTATCGTATATAAATATATAACTTTTAAAAAGTTGGCATAAAAAAAGGTTCTCACTAAGAGAACCTTCTTCTTTTTATAAAATTTTAAGTATTAGAATTCTAAGATTGCGTAATCATATGAAAGTGTCAATGAGATTTCGGCAGGGTCATTAGAAGACCAATCTACGTCATTAAACACTGCGTTATTGATAAACGCTCCTTTTAGAGTCCATTGTTCAACTTTATCACCAACTGGCCCTAACATATAGAAATTGATATCTTTCTTATAGAAATCTGCATATCCGTCTCTACCTGTTAAAGATTCGTGTGAAGTTCTTACCCACTCCATTACAGATTGAGCCCCACTCGGTACGATTGGGTCATAAAGGGTAATTTCTACGTCTTGCCACTCACCTTTTCCTTTGAGTTTTCTCTTAACATTGATATGGTCAAGAGTAACAACCTCAAACTGAATTGAAGGTCTGTTGGCCGTTTTGATAAGATATGAAGGGATACCATCGATTTCCATGATGAATCTGTTTTTCATCTTCGGTTCGAAGTTGGTATAAAACATATCGTTAAATTCTAATACTTCTGCCATTTTTTATTCTCCTATTATACTATTATAAATATAATCTTTTTTTATTTTTCATTAAGCCGAGAACGAAGCCCCAGTCGGTAGAATGTTGAAGTCAATTACAATGAATTCAGCCGTCTTAGTTGGTTGTAAGAAAATCTGACCTGCTAAGATGTTTCTATCGATTACGTCTGGAGTGTTATTTGATTCGTCCATAACAACTCTAAATGCATATAACCCTTGTCTTTGTTGTACACCTTCTAAATAAGGTTGTACCGTGTTTATAAATCTTCCTCTTGTTTGAGCGGTGTTTTGTTCGAACACTAAGTATCTTGAAGTACTTGCTACAAACTTCTTAACTTTGATTAACAATCTTCTTACGTTGATTCTATCAAGTGCTGATGCTTTATCTTGAAGAGTCTTTTGACCGAATGCTACGATTCCTTCTCCTGGGAACTGAGCGATTGGGTTAACTTTTCCTTCATATAAAGTATCTCTTTCCGCGTGTGTCAATCTGTTAAGTACTGATACTGCTCCTACAATACCACCTCTGTTTAAACCAGCTGGTGCGAACCATTCAGCGGCTACTCTATCGTTAGCTGCGTAGATTCCAGGTAGTAATGTTGATGGAGGTACAGTTGTTAACTTGTTAGTGTTACTATCGATTGTCTTAATCCATGGGTAGTAAACACCTACGTAGTTAGAATCTACTAACTCAGCTTGAGTTGTAGCTTGGTCAATAGTATCGTTGTAGTCAGTAATGTCACCAATGAAGAATGCATCACTTCTATCTTCTACCATATCAACAATCTTGTCAAATACGTAAGAGTGTAGTCTTCTAACAACACCAGGTGCAGATACCAAGTTGATATCAAAGTCATCTGGGTTAGATACTGCGTTAATTGCTTTTACGTATGCAACTGAACCACTTGCAGTTGAAGTTGATAAATCAAATCCTTGTGAGTTACCAGCACTGAAGTTAGCTGATGAGTCAGCTCTTGCGATTTCAACTGTTGGAGTGATACCATCGAATCCACTTTGGAATCCAACTGTAAATTGTCTCTTATTAACGTCAGTTGCTTTTGAACCTGTTAATTCGAATCCAAAATTAAAGTTGATATTATCTCTAACACCTGCTGCAGATGAACCACTACTATGAATGTTGATATCTGCATCAAATGAGAATACTTTGTTACCACCTTGTGTTGCACTTTCTGGAATTGGTGCTAAGTAGTTTCCGTTGTCTACTTTTACTACTGTTGATTCTAAATCTATTCCTGAGAATAATACTGACTTAGAACCGTTGTTGTCACCTGAACCAGTTGAGAACAATACTGCAGGTACTAAACTTTCAAGTGAATTACCTACATAGATTGGGTTGTAATATTTATCGTGAGCAAATGGCCCAGCCGTGATTGGGAATCCTTCTGCTACTTCTACTCTAATGTATTTTGAGTTGTTAGCGTAATCACCATTCATACTCATCTTACCATTTGCATCGATTGTGATGTTCATATCACCGATAACTCTTGCGATGTAGTTAGGAGATGCTGGGTCTAAGTTAACATTGTTAAATGTTTCCAATACTACTTTTCTCTTATCAGTATCAGTAAACTTTCTTACTGCAACTGAGAATGTTGCGTAGTCAGTAGCGTTTGACGTACCAGCCGCTTTTACATTAAAGATTGAAATCTTAAATTCTTGGTTATAGTTCGTACCATCACCTAAAGTATGAACTTTAAACAAGTTGTGTCTTTCACCAGAAATTAATTGTGATTGAATCCATGGAGTAGTGGCGTGTTGGACATCATTACTAAAATCTTGGTCAGCTAAATCTATAATCTCTACTTGTGAACCACTATCAGATAAGAACTCTCTCTGATTGTAAGCAGCTTGTTGGAAGTACTTGTATACATACGCACCTTTAGAACCTCTTGGAGCTTCTCCGAATACGTCTGATAAGTCATTTCCAGCAGTGTAAAGAACTGATGCTGATAATTTTGTGTTATATGATGCGTCCGAACCACTAATCGTTACTGCGAATGCTGATGAGGAAACTTGTGTGTCGATTGATGCAGTTAATCCAGTCTCTGAATCAAATCTATGTGTAGTGTGTAAAACACCTACTATTTCACGTCCTCCATCTGAACCACTAATTGCGATAGCCGCAGGGCCAACTTCTGAATATCCACCTGTGTGACCAACTCTAACAACTGTTACAGTTCCAGCCTCTCTCAGGTAGTTTTGAACGGTATATCCTGTATAGTATGTTCCATCAGGTGTACCGAAGATTTCATCGAAATCTGCTTGGGTGCTTATTACGGTAGGAACGAATGCAGGGCCTTTTTTAGTTGGGCCGATGATAGCTGCTCCAATTTCACCAATACCTTGAGGTAAAAATGATAAGTCATTCTCTCTCGTAAATACACCAGGTGATACAATTTTTTCTGCCATTTTATTTTACTCCTATTACTAATTTAGTGTAATGATACACATATAAGTATAAACCAAAAAATCTAAAAGGTAAAATCTAATACTATGATTCTACTTTTTCTTCTACTTGTTCTTGTGGAGTTGGTGTGAAAATACCCGTTTCTGGGTCAAAGTTACCATCTCCGTACTTTTCATTTAATTGTGTAAACAATTGACTTTCTTGTTCAACCAATTGTCTGTAATTTCCTTCTGAAACTAAAAGTTGAGAATCAATCTCTTCGATTCTTCTTTTCTTTTCAAGATGTAATTGACCAATCTGTGCAAAAGTTTGACCAATCTGTTGTCTGAGTTGGTTAATATTACCTAACTCTTCGTCTGTAAACTTAATGGTGTCTGCCATAATTTTGATATATTAAAGTTATAAAGTTTTCGTATATATAAATATTAAATTTTTTATCAAACGTAAAAAATATTAAAGTGTAAATGAAAGTGTATCTGACCAAGCACCAGCTAATCCACTTTTTATAGCCCTTACTCGTGCGTTTAAAGATGTACCTACTGAATACGTGGATTGTACGAAAGCAACTAAGTCATCTATACTATTTGTATTCCATTCAGTTTCGTTTACACCAGGTGATGAAAAATCAGAATTATTATCAACTTGTACATCATATGCAGTTGCGTCAGTATATGCAGTCCAACTTAAATTTGGAGAAGAGTAAGATAATCCGAGAACCTTAGTTGGTGCCGTAATATCAGTATGTGTATTTCCTCCTTTATTGTGAGTTATATATCCATTTACTAAATATGTATCCACATCTTCTACATTAATTGATACGATTTCTGTACTTTCAGTTACTTTATCTATTGTTGTGATTGGAACTTCAATTACTCCATCACCATCTTGTCTAATTAGTTTATCACCAATTGATAATCTAAAAATTTCTTTAAATCTATAAATGTGGTCTGCATTATCCCATACTAACATTGGATGTTCAGAAGTTGCAGTTATTGAACCACTATTTATATCGTAATATGTTGATGCAAATGAAAATATCATGTCCTTAACAGTTACTTTTTCGTAAGAACCACTTACGTCATGTGAATTCCATTCGAAGAAATCATCGTCTGAATCTAAATTTAAATTTGTTGGATTGTAAGCTAATAACTCATCACCTTCTTCTAAATCTCCAACTTCTACAATCGTTCCATCATATTTAGTGATAGGTGAATCTGCAGTCAAACATAAAGCAGTAGCATTATTATCATATGAATCTACTGAATAAACTGTCTTATCTCTATTCGCGTTATAGTTTGTAGCATGGTCATTAAATCCGTCATGGAATTTAGCTCTTACTGTATGTGTCTCTATCGTTTGTAATACTGTTTGAGTTCCTGCATTTGTCATTTCACCTGCTGATATAGATTGTCTATATCCACTATCAGTAGCTACTGAAAGTTTACTTCCAACAGGAAAAGACCATGTAAAGTTATTTGTATTTGTTTTTACATCAGAGTCAAATTTTGAACCAGGATTACTAAATCCTAAATCGTAATTTTCAGATGTGTTTTCTACAAGGTATGTAAATCCAGAAACCGCACCAACTGCATCAATTGCAAAATCGTCAATTGATACTTGTGTACTACCACCACCATTTAATGTGTTTAATGATATCCCACTACCACTCGCAGTATTGCTTAATGCAGTTCCTAAATTTTTTAGACTAAGAGAGTCTCCTGAACTTCTGGCCATAATCGTTTCCCTATATATTATAAATATCAAGTAGAGAGTTTATCCATTTATTTTTGTCTGTGTAGTTCTCTACCATATACGATTTTAGTTTATCAAACCATTGTTTTTTCAAATAATATGGTTCTTCACATAACTGATTATAAATATCTACAAATTCAGTTTTATTCTTTGCTCTGTACGGATATTCAAAATCTCTACACCAATTTCTATGTAAAATAGGTAGTTTTCCATAATCAACTGCTTCAAATATAGAATATCCAAAAGGTTCACTCACAAAACAAGAATGAGAGATTCCCCAATCTTTTTCATAGAACTCATCTTTGAATTCAGAATTGTAGTGATATATTTTTGATTTAGAG